TCCTTTAGTTATAAAACACCGTCATAGCAGTAATATTAGTAAAAGCAGATACATAGATATCTGTTACACGAATACCCTCTGCAGGAATGTTTACTGAGTGTGAATCAGATGCAAGAAAATCTAAATCCAAAACGGTAGCCCCGCCATTACCATCTGTGATGGTAAGGCGAGGTGTACCTGTCGTGGTTAGAACCTGTATCTGACGGATACGCGCAGGACCAACACCAGCAGAGCCAGTGGCAGTTAACCGCTTTGATTGTACATCAGATCCAGCCATTGTGGTCTCCTATTAAGCGTCAGCAAATGGAGTAGCAAGTGTGCCTGATCCCAACAATGTGCCAGTAACAAGATATTCTGCCGTAGCGATTGCTGTAACTTCCACTACAGAACCCGCGATCCCACCTGTGGTAGTGCCATTCATTGAGATCACGTCGTTGGTCGCTCCTGGAGCGAAGCCACGAGCCTGTGAAGTTGCGCTTGCGGCAAGAACAAGGTTTCCAACAAATTTATCTGTGCCATCTGTTTTGATATCAAGATCAGATGCAGTTGTACCCACAAAAAATTTGTATGAAGCACCTATAGTGTCAGAAGTGATGGTTGGAAGTGTGACCGCACCGTCTGCATCATTGATTTCAATAAGGCGACCAACATGGTCAACGTATGTCAAAGTAGTTTCTGCAGTGATGTTTACCACTGCTGTTGAACCGACTGCGGTAAAACCGCGCTCAGATCTAACTGGACCTGAAAAAGTAGTTTGACCCATTTTACTCTCCTGTCTTGGGTTATGTCAACCACACGATATGGTTGTCAGGGGTATAGTTACTTTACTCAAAAAAGAAGGGAGGCACAAGCCTCCCTTCTTATTTCTTTAGCTATGTGTATTAGGCTCCTGGAGAACCAAATACACAACGTGGGTCAGAAACACCGAAGCTATAACGCTCACGGGCTTTGTAACGCACGTTACCAGTGTCGAAGTCACCTTCCATGCTGTTTTGGATAGGTGTGCGAACAAAGTGCTTGAAGCCGTTAGGTGCATCCGTTTTAATGAAGAATGCGTCAGTATCTGTCAGGAAGTGGTTAACCACATACCCGTCAGGAAGCATTCCCATGTTGCGGATTGCGTTTACGTCGTTATCTGCTGTTGCAGGACGCAAGTTTGAGGCCATCAAACGCTCAGCTACGAACTGGAGGTTTGTTGGGATAATCAACTTCATGCCACGAAGTGCGATTTTTAGACCGCGTTCGTCAATGAAGTTTGAAATGTCAATCAATGACTGCTCCAATGAAGTTTCATTGAGGTCAGCCGCAGTTGACAGTTCGTTGCGGAAGTTGCCACCACCCGTAGTTGGGTGGTCAGTAGCACACAGCTCTTTACCATCGCCAATAGCAAAGTTGCTATCAAAAGCGTTATTCAAAATTGAAGCCGCTTTTACTTGCTTGGTATTTGCCATAGAACGAGCCAATGCACGAGTGTAGCGTGAGCTGAGTCGGTCATAAAGGTTATCCTCTACAGCCTCTTCAGTGATAGCAAACGCAAGTGCGATTGTTTCGTGTGTATAGCGAGCAGTGAACGCTTCGTTTGCTGTATCAAAAGATACAGCCGCACCTTCACCTTTAGTGGGAGCTTGACCGAAGCCAGCGAGCATTACCTCTTCTTCGAACGCCCGATCTGAATTTTCGGTGTCAAAGATTTCAGCGTGCTCGTTGTCGTAACGATCATACTCCATTCCAAAAAGAGCGTTGAGTCCTGGCTCAAGCTCTTTCATGAGTTGTGCTCTAGAAATAGCCATTCTCAGGTCTCCTTATACGCCAGCACCAGTACCGTTAGCACCGTAACGATAGAAGTGATTGTTAAGCATTACAATCGCTAACCGACCTGCCGCAGTTGCGTCATCGTTAGAAGGAGAATCTTCAAAACCGATAATACGCATATTGAGGGTATTTGTCGTATTTGCTGTTGATACAGCCAACTCAGCACTGGAAATACCAGAAGTTGCATCGCCAGAAGTACCAGAAGCAAAATTAGCGTTTGCGTGAATTGTTGAATCAGCCGCCGCCGCATCACAATTGATGAGGAAGAGTTGATCAGGATGTGCCGCAATTACACAAGTAGCCTCAGTGGAGGACTTCACAGAGGAAGTTCCAGGCCACTTGTTAGCCCAACGGGGCTTCCCGTCAAGATCAGTATAATTACAACCCATAAACGCACCGAGGAGGGGTACAGTACCACCAGCCGCCGCACCTACAATATCCACAAGACCATTGGCAAGGGGAATAACAGGGCTTCCTTGATAAATCACAGAAGAAGTTCCTGCAGTCCCAGTCAGTTGGATTTTGAAGGTCATCAGGCCATTGGAATTGTTATCCGCCCCGAGCATTTTATACGGACGTAGTCCGAAAGCAGCATCAAGATTTGCCATGCTCTTAGATTCCTTCTATTATTCAGAGCCACCTTTGGCTCCGAAAGTTACACGAGACTGCCTATCAGGTTTAATGATAGGCATCGAACTATGCTCTTCCCTAAATAAATCATTATCGACCGCTTGCATTTGATCCGCAGTTTTGCCACGGAAATAAGCATCACGCTCTTTTTTAGATTCAAGTGGGAAACGAGCTAATAAGAGACCACCAACTCCAATAACTCCTGCGTGTTTACCATCTTGGACGGTAGGAGCTTCAAAATCAGGGTACTCATCTGCGCGAACTAAGTCAAAGCCTTCGCGTAAGCGAGCAGAAAGGTTCTTTTTATCATCTTGACCCATAACTGATTCACGGATCCAACGATGTGTATAACCTTCCGGTGGGGGTGGAGCATCCAATGTGGATGGGGGTTGCCAAGGTTTGCGGCGTGAGTCTTTCTCACGAGTACTAGCTGTGCGTGGGGTACGATCCATGATCTTTTCCTTCACGATTGTAAGCGAGCTAATTGCTTCGCATATTGTTCATAACTTACACCAAGTTTATCCGCTATGGCAACCTGAGAAGGAGATAATTTTATTTTTCCTTTTTTGGCTACACCACCAGAAGATCTCGATGCAGGGGCTACAGGACTTCTGCTTTGGGCAGATTTCTTAAATTTATGCGGGAACGCTTCACGCATTCTGTTGTCCAATTCAGAATAATAATCATCTGAATTAGGGTCATAAAACTCTTCTTCAATAAGAGTCCTATGGATACTAAATGCAGTAAGCGTCATTGGCTCATCTTGACCAAACCACTCATTTTTCTGAGCCCAAGAACGTGCTTTAGGATCAGGGGTTGTCTGAGCGGGTGCTTGTTGAGCAAAATTTTGTTCAGTTTGTTGCTGTTGAGGAGGAGCTTTTTGGCGTCTTTCCAGCTCTCTTTTTGCAGATAAAGCCTGATTTTTTTCAACAGCTAGATTTGCAAGTTCAGATTGAGCTTTAACCTGAGCTTCAACATTACCTATATTTATAGCATCCTGTAACTCTCTTTGTATTTTTGCTTCTTGGGTTTCAATACGCCCAGAAAGCTCAGTTACAAAAGCGTTATCAAGAGTAGAACTCCTAGCATTTAATTCTTCGTTTGCTTTTTGGAGGCCTTTTGCGTACTCGATAGCGGCTTGTTCCCGCCTTTCCGACTCACGCATTTTATAGGTAAGGTTTTTAATACGTTTTTTAACTTTTTCGCTATAACCTTCAAGGTCGTCTTCACTTGCTTCCGAAGCTTCGACAACATTTTCGTCATCATCTTCTGTAGAAACTTCAATTTCTTGATCAGTTTCTTTTTCATCGACATCAACCTCGATTTCTTTTTCATCGTTTTGTTGCATAACTTACTCCTGTTATGTGTGCAGAATATCTTCTGGGTTGTTAATAGTAGCCAATATTTCATCATCGTTTAGTAGTCTAACTTCGCCACCATCAATTTTAAAACGGCTACCCGCATATCGGCCAAAAATGACCCAATCACCTTCCTTGCACCACGCACCAGTTTCCCCAAACTTTTGAGGATCTTTGTACGCTAACGGTCCAACTTTCATCACATAGCCACATACGGTAGCTAGTGCTTCACGCTCAACTGCTTGATCTGGAAGATAAACACCGCCTTCAGTTTTCTTTTTACCCTTAAAAGGTAAAATCAAAATACGCCAACCTGTTGGCTGTGGCATTTTTTCTATTGCGGGGGTGTCTTTAGTCTTTTCGGCTTCTTGTTTTTTAACTTCTTGCGCTTTTGCGAGGTATTCGGGTACATATAGTGTTTTACTCATGTTCTACCT